CAACCGGGTGGTCGACGAAGCCGCTTGAGCCAAGCGCCCCAGGGCTGAGAGCTGCATCAACAGCTCGCCGGCCAGGCCACAAAAAAGGGGACTGATCAAACAGTCCCCTGCCGATTTTGGTAGGGCGAGGCGGACTTGAACCGACGACCAAAGGATTATGAGTCCTCTGCTCTAACCAACTGAGCTAAAGGCCCCTTTGGTTACCAACTCCCGTCATCAAACCATATTCGTATGGTGATTGGCATCAGTTCAATAATATAGGAAGTTGTTACTTCCCAAGCATCATTTTCACTACCTCTACTAAAACCAATCCGCCAATGGAATGGATTTAATTTTAATGTAATGTTACATCCGGAATATCTCAACCATTTCATTTTAAAATTTCCGACATAGGTTCAGGAATATTAAATTGACTGCGGATGTATTTGTCCTTTAACATATCTGGAATAATTGTATGTGGTTCTTCCAACATAAACGGACAAGGACCTCCCCATTTGTTATTGGCCAAAAACAATTTAAATATTTCTAAATCTTTTTTACTCTTTGGATCAAAGGTTCTTTTTTGATTTTGTACCATCTGGTAGTTTGTAAGAATTGTCATTTTAAATACTCCATACTATCTTTTTTCATATAATGAACCACCTGATTTTTTTTTGAATCAGGTACTTCTCTAACAACAGGAATAAATTTCTCACCATCGATTTCTTCAAGAGGCCAATGAGAGTAAGTATAGAAGATATCTGTACCATTTCTAGCACGGACTTTTTTGAGTATTGATTGTGATTTCACTTTTTTCATTATAAAAATGTTTCTACTGTATTATTTTCGATTGTGTTTATTTTTGAGTTTTCCAATTCAACCATTTGAAATCTTTTTAACTCTAAAATTTGTTCATGTTTTTTTGTAGAAATAAAAACTCTATTAATTTCATTCGAATAAGGCAATAGCATTTTTTTGCCGTATGTTGGATATTCCATAGTTCTAAATGGAACTGTTAGATTTAATGATTTTTCATAACTTCTTTTAATTTGAGCAACGTGATGTTCATAAAAAAAACATCGAGGATGTGTTTTTACATCAAAAAGAATTTCTTCACCAAACAATGTGCTTATAGTTAATGGTTGTCTTTTTTGTTTAGGTTCAAAATTAAAATCATTTTTAAAAAAATCTAAAAATAAATTTTTATCGAATTCAAACCATTCACCAAGCCCACGCAAATGGTCGAATTGTATATGTAAATCATTTTCTAAATTTGAAGCATGATCAACAGAACGACATTTGATGGTGTGTAATATTACCAATGGATTAGGATTTCCAGTTTGTATACCGGAAAATCTTTTTTCCAGATTGGACGCATATCCAATTTTTATTGCATTGGATTTTTCATCCAATATAAAATAAACTTCACATTTTTTATTCATAGTATAATCATAACATAAGAATAGGGGGTCTGTCAAGATCCCCCTATATTATTACCGAAATTTTGGATAATTCAACTGTTCCCATTCCTCATCGGATACAGGCCACCAGTTAGACATCTTTCTTTTCCTTGATGGCAATTTTCTTAATAGCATCTTGGGTTTGCACAAAATTCTCCAACCAAACACGTAACATACCATTTACCATTTCGGCATCTTTGATTTCAATCTTATCAGCCAGAGTAAATGCACGTGTGAAATTGCGGTTAGCAATACCTTTGAATAAAAAACTTTCTTCTTCATTGATATCGTTTTCTTGAGCGGAACCTTTGATGACCAATTTATTGCCTTCAAGTGTTACTTCAATATCAGACTTGGCAAAACCAGCAACTGCCATTTCAATGACATACTTGTTTTTGCTTACTTGTTTGATATTGTATGGGGGATATGACGGTACAGCCTTCTGAATCGTTTTGGTAACTTCTTCAATATCTTTAAAGAAACTGTCAAAGCCAACCGTATACGGATCGAGGGTCTTGTGGAAGTCAAAAAGGGAAGGTAATAGACTTGTAGTCATGTTTATGTGCTCCTTAGTTTAAGCGAGTTAATCAAAATTATAGGCCCCTAAGGCGCCTACATCCATATTTATAACACATTTGCTTTTATTTGTCAATACTTTTTTGGTATTAATAATTACCTGTTTTAACTTTGTTACCAATATTATATTTCGGTATTAATTGCCAATCACTTTTTTCTTTATGTGAAAGAATTTTAATTTGTGATAAAAAAGTTGGTTGTGGAACTTCTGTGGATTTTTTATTGACTAAACCTATCAAACCCCAATCTTCTAACAAATTAGCAATAGCGTTTCTACGAGAGAGGTCATTATCACTAATGTCAGTTGGCTTTCCATCCAAAGCAAATAATTCTTTAAAATGAACAATATAATACTTGCCTTGTTTATGTAAAATATGGCACGATTGATATAGTATTTTTTCTTTTTTTGATGCCACGCCAATGCGTGTGAGGGTTTCTCTGACTTTTAGGAAATCATCTTGTTGATTCAAAGTCACTTCAACCAAATCTGTGATATTAATCATTACTTAACTCCGCCTTTATCTGTTTTTCTTTTTATTTCAGCGATTTGTTCGTCAGTAAGAATTCGTAAAGCCTCTTTGGCTTTTTCATTAGAATAACCAAAATATACCTTTACACATTCTATATTCTTATCGACCTCTGATTTCTGCCACGGTTGAAATTTCCGTTTCATTGGTCTAATGGTATTTAGAAGATATTGATATTGAAGGTCTTTTTCTAGGCTTGGATGCTTGTTTAGTTCGTTGACATATAAAACACAGTCCATGTGATAGGATAAGGCTCGGTTGATGATATATGGGTTATAATCTTTATAATCCAACTCATCACGAAATACACTTTTTTTCTTTTCTAAGATAGACGGAAGAACTTCTTTGAATAAATCTGGCATCTTAATACTCCGATACCGTATATTTCATCATTTCTGTCAAAGTGTTATCATCAACTTTTTGAATAGGTGTAACTGCCTCTTGTTCAATGTCAATCAAAACCATATCACGACCATCTTTGGTATAATATTTTCTTGTTTTAAATGTTTTTGGATCAACCTTGAATAACCATCCAGCATACTTGTAATTATGCCGAGCAGCAGGCACGGTGACAAAATATAATTCATCTACGCCACGGCATTTGCGTAACTGATTTGGTTTAATTGTGATTGCTTTTTCTTTGATAAAAGGTACTTGTGTTTTTACTTCGATTGTTTTGTCATCACCCATTAAATCTTTTTTACTATCAAAATGATTAAGTGCTTGCTCAACAACAACACCTTTTTTAGCCAAATAATTGCTAACATATTTCTCACCCATACGGCCGAGAATGTTCATCATCTGTGAACGATCCATGATTTCTCCTTATTTAAAAGAACAATCAACCATGATTTCTGTTAAACAGGCTATCATATTGATTTCGTGGTCGGCCACAAATGCAGATTGGTATTGATACTTGGCGAGAATGAGAACTAATTGGGGTACCGAATCTGGTGTCAATTCTTCATACAAAGAATCATACAATTTTCGATATACTTTGATTGGATCATTATCCAAATTGTTGGTGACCCATTTACGAGCAGAGGCAAAGTCTTTTTCTTTTAACGACCTAATAAGATTATCAAGTTGTATATCAGCAATATTAGAAAGAATACCGCTATCAATCGAACCTGACACAGAATATCGCTGAAGCTCGTTAAGAATTCTTCGATTGTCAGGAAAGTGTTTCGTGATGACGGCTGCGACAACATCTTTTGAATATTCAATATTTTCTTGTTGTAAAATACTTTCAACTCTTTTAAAGAATTGTGCAGCCAGTTTTGGTTTAGAACCGTTGATTTTAAAGTCGATAACAGAACAACGGGAATGAATTGGATCAATGATCCGATTTTTGAAATTACATGTGAAGATGAACGAGCAGTTCGATGCAAATTCTTCAATGGCTCCCCGTAGAGCAGGTTGAGTTGAATTAGGATTAAGATAATCAGCCTCATCAATGATGACAACTTTTCTGCCACCCATGAGTGACATTGAAGAAGCGTAATTTTTAATTTTGTTACGTAGAACATCAATGCCAGACTCATCAGACCCATTGATGATAATGTAGTCGCAACCAACCTCATTACACAATGCTTTAGCAACTGTTGTTTTTCCAACACCTGCCGTACCAGATAAAAGAAGATTTGGTATTTCTTTTCTTTTAACGTACTCCTGAAAAGTTTCCTTGATCGCATCCGGAAGAATACAATCTTCAATTGTTTTTGGCCGATACTTCTCGACCCACAGTAAATGTTCCATTCAAAACTCCCATAATATATATTTTTACTTCTATACTGCTTTCAAATGAATATTGAGTTGTTTAAAGGTTCCGATTGGAACCTTTAACATATTAAGCCAATGCTCCGTTGAGTTGGCCAACTACATCCAAATAGGCTTCTTCAACTACAACTGGTTGTGCACCAATCGCTATGACTGTTTTGCCTTTCATCTCACCTTGTGGTGCGGTAAATACGGCATTAACTGCTGTAGGGTTGACTGCGATAGGATCTTTGCTTGATGCTTCTGTAAAAGTTAATAACATTTTTTTATTCTCCAAATTTAGAATGTTTTGATTCTGATGCTACCCAATACTGGATTTCTTGTTTAGTATTTTTAAATGAAGCAAGCCCCTTAAATGAAATTTCTACATCATAAGAGCCGGCAATCATCTTCAAATTTTGAGTCAAGAATACCATTTTAAAACTTTTTCCGTTACCTACTCCAAGTTCAATTGAATTGGTGTGAGCAGAATTATCTTCAGCATTAAATGTTGTTAGATTAATTTTGTCACCTGAGG